CTTGCCACAACCAATCTAAGTGCATTAATAGCACCTCCAATCTTTGGTATTTGTGCGACTAATCTTCCAGTTAGTCCGCCAACAATTCTTAAGACAGTTCTTACAAGTCTTCCAAAAGGTGTGAAAAATAAAACGGCGGCGCCCAACACGGTAGGCCACCAATCTTTAAAAAATCTTTGAAGGGTTTGAACTTTTTTTGTATTTTCTGGATCTTTAAACCAATCTACCAATTGAGTAAAAGTTCTACCCAATAAGGTAAAGAAAATAAATCTCCAAATGCGATCCATAATACCCTGAAAGGGTGATATGAATGTTTGAACAGCATTTGAAACTGCCGACATTCCTTTTTGAGTGTTTTCTAATAATGCTTCTCCTTTTGATCTTCTTTGTGCCTCATATCCTCTTCTTTCTTGTTCATCAGATCCTTTTCTGAACTTCAAAAATTCAGATAGAGTATTCTTAATCGATTCTAAAGGTTCTTGTAGTGGTGATAGATCTACATTCTGTACTTGTGGTGCTTGTACTTGTGAAGGTGCTACAAGTGGTGATGAGATTGGTCGAACAGATGGTTTAAGAAACTTTGTTGTTGCAATTTTATCTGCAGTTATTTTTTGTTTTTTTGGTTTAAATCTTCCTTGCTTACTTCTTATTCTCTTTTTTTCATTCGATAATAAAGCAAGCTCTTCTGCTGGTAATCTATTTTTACCAGTAACTATTGCTCCATTAAGTAGACTTAAATAAGTTCCATAATCAAGATCAAAAACAAACTCAAGGCCTAGTAACCTTAAGATTCTTTCATCTATTTTTTCGGATACTGTGGGCATTTTATCGTTGTTGCTGTTGTTGTTTGAGTTCTTCTTCTTCTAGATGATTCTTAAGAAGACCAACATAAATGTCTCTTTCCCAAGGTATCATATTCTCAATCTCTGTTAATGAATATTTATGATATTGCATCAAAGAAAAGTTTAACCTGAAGTAACACTCCAGGTTCATATGACTCATTCCTATGCGAAAAAACTTGATAACCCTTCTAGAACAACTTCACTTTCAACTTCAGTCTTTGGATTTTTAACTTTAATTTTATGAGAAAGTTTAGGCATCGTTTCAAAGAACTTTTCAATTTGTTTAAATTGATTGGTATTCATTTGATCCAAGAAATCCATAAGTTCTTTTTTAGTCACATCAGCAGCAACCCAAACTTCATCTTCAGTATAAATTTTATCTACGCAAGAACCGATCAATTCGAATGATTGATCCATCGTGCTATCGGCAGAAAGATCAAAGTTACTCTTAATAAATTGTTCCAATGAAGGATACTTCATTTCCATCATAATAGAATCATCAAGTTTAATTCTATTATGATGCTCTGGATTCTTTTGAACTTGAATATCGTCTACGTTAATTTTAATTGGTACAACTGTTTCTTCATCATCAGGACAAATAATATTTACATCAATCTCTTCTCCAACAGACTTACCACGAATATTGAGAAACAAATATTCAATATCAAATGTGGGAAGTGATTCTACTTTAATATTTTTTGTTTCAATGCAACTTTTAATGACTGTTTTAATTGCAGTAGTAATCTGTTTAGTATCTTCGGATTCTAATGCAAGAACTAAAAGTTTTTCTTCTTTAACCAGAAAGGGTCTATATTTTATTTTTTGTTCTGTTGATGGCAACTCAAGTTCATAAGTTGGCGTAGCAATTTTTGGTAAGGGCATAATTTTCCTATAACAATTCAGTTGTGATTATTTAGTTGTTAAAAAAGAGGAGCATCTAATATACTAGGATCAACATTCGTATTAGTAAAAGTGTCTGGAGAATAATTTCCAAGATTTAAATTTTGAGAATATATTGAACCAGAATTTACTGCTGCTTGAATTTCTGGACTTAAACTAAAAGGATCATTTGGAACTCCAGGTGCAGGTTGTTGCCCTGCAGGTTCAGACTCTAACTGATTTGCATTACTCTGTAAAACATAACGATTATAAGTGAATGAGACTGAACACTTTAATAACTCAGAAGCATTATAAGAAATTGGCATTGAAGTAATGGCAATTGGATATGCCTTTACAAAAGTATATTCTAGATAATTACCAAAAAAATCTCTCTCAAATTTTTGAACAAACATTTCTGTTCGATATCCAGAACCGCCATCAGGATATCTTACTCTATAATGATAGTTTGCATCTGGTGCTTTATCAGTTTCCCCCATAGCATATCTTATCCAAGCTTCAAATAATCGAATCACATTATATCCACCGTTAGGTGTTCCATGATCTACATAAAAAGTAAAATCTGTTGTATTGTCATATTGTCTACGATATCCAAGTCTTTCAGTTACTCCAGTATAATCATCATTAATCTCATTCGTAATTACAGAAGAACCAGGAAGAGACGCATCACTACACAAAAGAGATATTCCATTTCCACCTTCCAAATAATACTGTCTTATATCTGAAATATTTGGTGGATTAAATGTACATTGAAAGTGGGAAGTTAATGCAGGTCTCAATAACTTTTGTTTGATTACAAAATTTGGAATTTTTTGTGGAGAGGGCCCTGCCATCTATAAATATTTTTATTGATATATTATGTATAACCAAAAATAGGAAAACATGCCACGGGATTCAAAATATCATCAAGGAAAATTTCACCCACAGAATCCAAAAAAATATATTGGAGATGTTCAAAATATAATCTACCGCAGTAGCTGGGAACTTAAGTTTATGCAGTGGTGTGATAGATCTCCAAATATATTGAGATATGGATCTGAAGAATTTTCTATACCATATTATAATCCAGTGAAACAAAAAATTTGTAGATACTTTCCAGATTTTATTATTGAAGTATTAGAGAGCACTGGAAAAATACAAAAGTATGTAATAGAGATAAAACCAAAAAGACAAACAGTACCACCAGTACAGGGAAAAAAGAAAACTAAAACTTATATCAATGAAGTGAATACTTATGCGGTGAATCAATCTAAATGGAAATCAATTCAAGAGTGGTGTGATGATCATTTAATTAAGTTTAGTATAATCACCGAATCGGAGTTGCAAATTAAATAAAATGGAACTCACTGGATATGAAAAACCAATAGAACAATATACTAAACTTGAATTAGTTGAGATTGCAAAGACATATACTGTTTATTATCAAACTTCATCAGGAAAAGGTTCACTAAGTGGATATAATAATCTATCAAAACAAGAATTAATCAATTTAATAAAAAGTGATAGGGATTATCAAAAAGCAAAACCAAAACAACTATCAAGAATTGAATTATTAAAAAGTAGCGTTAAAAATACAAAAGATCCTGAAGAGTTAATGCTTATAATTCTGGATATTTTTAAAGACGTAGTTATGATTCCAGAAGTTGGAAAATTTTATACCTTTGTTTATAATGCAAAAACACCAGGATTAGAATATGACCAACATCCATTAATTGCTTGTACAAGTATTCATCAATGGGGATTTATTGGAATTAATTTTCATTGGCGAAAATATAGACAATATACTTGGAATGAAATTGCAGGACAACTTCACGTTGTTAAGTATAATGAGTTGGATGAACTAATCTCATTACAGTATGGAAAATTTCGTCTAAATAAATAAAAACACTGCCTCCAATGCCAACATCCGCAGTAAGTGGAGTTAATACACTTAACGGAAATTTTTACGTAACAGAAGTAACTGATGAAGGAGATGGAACTTTTTCTTCCACTTTGTTTAGAACTGATGCTCAGGGAAAAAACGAAGTTCCAATTGCTGGGTATGGGTCTGGTGGTGGTGAAGTGTTTCAAGAAATAAACACATCAAATGCAACAGCAGCAGAACAACAACTACTTGCTGATCCAAATTCAGTATTAAATCAAACTAGACAACAACAAACACAATCGCTTGAAGGAGATATTTTTGGTGATAATACAACTCCAGATCAACAAGCAGCATTAGCGCAAGCAGGTGGAGGAAGTGGAAATGTTGCAACAACTGCAAGCAATCCAGATACTCAGAGTGGAAGTACTCCAACAGTTGACACAAGTAAAC